ACAATATTACATCTGTGGCAGGGTCAACATCTACCTTTACAATTGACTCCACTAATGTAGACTCTCTCACAAGGTTTCTGCTGATAAGAACAGGAAAACACATCTATATCGGTATGCGTGTCAAAACCAAAGTTGCGATAGGAGACTCGCAGGTAGATTTCGGCAACTTCAATTTGACCTCATTGGGCGTTGGTTCGATATACGCACACTTTCCTGTTGCACAATCGGATGGTGGTAATGCCGTGTGCATGATACAGTTTGACACGAACGGAAAACTCGCTTGTATAGATGTGGTTTCAAAAACAAGCGGTGGAACTGTCGCTTCGGGATCGGAAATAAATATAGAGTTCTACTTTGAAATGCGTATGAGTCAAATGCTTGATAGTGTTTGTGACAAATTCTATTGGAAGAGAACGGCATGAGGTGACGAGATGGAACTTAATTTTGCGACAGTATCAGCAATCATAGGAGTATTAGGGGGTATCTTGGGCATCTTAAATCAGTTACACAATATTCGTAAAGAACAAGCGGAACAAGTAAGAAACCAAGCCGTCCGAGACACACAGTTGGATGACAAACTCAAAACAATAGATGAGAAGTTGACCGTCCACAATGCGTATGCCGAAAAGTTTGCAGACATTACCACGGCAATAACTCGGATAGAAAACGACATTAAATGGATAAAGGAGAGCAAGTAATGTTATTGAGCAATCAAGCGTATGACATATTAGCGTTCATCGGCAGAGTAGTACTCCCTGCCCTATCCGTCCTTTATGCGACATTGGGTGAGATTTGGCATCTGCCTTTTACAAAAGAGATACCACTCACCATCACGGCAATAGACCTCTTCCTCAATAGTCTGTTGGGCATCTCTTCTAATAACTACTACAAGGCTAGAGGTTCAATACCGATGCCCGAAGACGAGGTCGAGGTAGACAACACAGAGGTCGGAGAGGGATAAGACATGGCAATATACAACGGAGCAACACCTACCCTATCCTTTGCGTTTAAGGACGAGGGCATCACCCAAGCGGATAAGGCTATCCTCACATTCTCTGTGCCTAACGGAAAGCCAATCATCGAGAAGACAAACGAGGATATGGAACTCCGCACGGACACAAGCGGTGAGACACCCACATATTATCTAGATGTATTTCTGTCTCAAGAAGAGACTTTATATATGCCGAAAGTGGTGAACGCACAGTTCAACTTCGTGTACTTCGATGGCGTTACAAACTATAGGGCGGTCAGCGAGATAGTGCAGATCGCATGGAAACGCAATCTTCACGATGAGGTCATCGAGGTAACAGTATAGAGAGGTTTGTTATATGGCAACAATACCTAACCCCATAGTAATAGATGTTGATGTAGGGAGTAATGTTCCTATCATACCGATGACGGTGGAGAGCAATGTACCTACAATCGGCATGAATATAAGCGAAGCGTTAAACGTCCAAATTCGCCCCTCTGCGACCTATGACGGAGATTATGTAATTATCCCATCGGCAGAGGAACAGAAACTTGCAACGGCAGATTTGCTTTGCACAGACGATATTACAATAAAACCCATCCCTAGTAACTACGGATTGATTACATGGGATGGTTCTACATTAACAGTTTCTTAAAGGAGATAATCAATGGCTCATCCATCAGTAGTCATAAACTCGGTGACATACCAAAATGTTCCAGAGATCGATATACCGCAATCGGGTGGTGGCACGGCAAAGTTCTACGATGCATCACAGACCGATGTTTCGGCATCCCATGTATTAAGCGGAAAGAAGTTTGTCGGTGCTAGTGGAGAAGACACAGGCTCTATGACAAACAACGGAGCAACAGGCGGTACAATCGGCACAAAGGCAGGAACTTATAACATACCTAGCGGATATACAAGCGGTGGTACAGTTTCGCTGACGAATGTAAGCGATTGCGTAAGCGGTAATATTTTGAGTGGCAAGAGCATCTTGGGTGTCAGCGGAAGTCTCACACTCCCCACGATCTCGCAGGACGGCACGACAAAAGTATTATCCATTTCATAAGGGGGTGACCTCATGTCACAATCGATAACCCTATGGAACGCCTCTTATACTGATGTTCCTGCGGTTGACTTGCCCAAGACAGGCGGTGGTACGGCACGATTCACCGATGTAACTCCGACCACAGTAACTAGCGATAGCGATGTGGCACAAGGCAAGATTTATTTCCGAGCCGATGGTAGTCAGCATACAGGCTCTAATCAAGGCGGTGGTTCACCGACCATCGAGTCTCTGTCCGTCACCCCTACCACATCGCAACAGACATTTAACAGTTCATCTGTAGACGGATATAAACCTGTCGTAGTGAGTGCGATGCCAAGCGGAAGTGCTACACCACAAGCAACCATCAGCGGATCATCGGCATCCGTAAGCACAGGCACAAACACAATCACGCTTTCCAAGACGATAAGCAACACACCGCAAGTATCGGCAGGATATGTTGCATCGGGAACGGCAGGCAACTCGTCTGTATCTTTGACGGCTTCGGTCACGACCAAGAGTGCATCGACAATCTATCCAAGCACTTCCGACCAAACGATTTCTAGTGGCACATACCTAACAGGCACACAGACCATTCACGGAGTTTCGCAGACTAACTTGTCAGCCGAGAACATAAAGAGTGGCACGACCATTTCCATCAGCAACGGCAACGGCAACATTTGGTCGGTGCTTGGTACATACACAGGTGGGGGTGGAACGGACAAAATTCCGCTACTCTCCACAACTTCTCTTGGCACTCTGTCCACATCGAGTACTTCCGCATCGGACACAGGCAAGACTATATCCCTTGCATCGTCAACCAACTTCACCAACTACGATATGTTAATCATCAGCATCGGTGTTGATACTCATACCAATAGCAGACATCTGTGTTCCATCGGTTTCATCTTCATTACAGGCACATCGAACATCAGCACAAAGAACACCTATGCGGTAGGAACTAACGTATGGAACACCAAGTTAGGCTCGACAGGAACGCAATCCTCAAGGCAGAGTTCCACAAAGTACGGCATCTATGCCAACTCCGCAACTGTGAGCAACGGCACGATGACGATACCGATATATCAGCGATATAACTCAAACAACACAGGCACGATAAATGGCTCATACACGGCAAGGGTGTACGGAGTGAAACTTGTAGACTTGGTGACATAACATGAACTTTATCTATCCATTATCAAGATATATTAAGATAACCCAAGTCTATTGGTCGGGGCATCTCGGCTTGGACTTTGGGTGGAATGATGGTGCGTATTGCAATCAGCCGATAATTGCCATCGAGGACGGAACTGTAGTTGGGTGTGCTGACGGCTACGGCAACACCTACCCCAACCAACGCATCTATGGAAACTATGTCAACATCTCGCATGGCGGTGGGTGGTGGTCGATGTACGGTCATCTACTCAAAGGCATCACCGTCAAGAACGGTGACAAGGTCAAGAAAGGTCAAGTCATCGGCTTCATGGGGAATAGCGGATATTCCAATGGTCAGCATCTGCACTTTGAACTGAGACGAGGTGCTAATGCCAAAGCCAATAGCATAGACCCAATCAACTATCTATATGTAGAAGACAGAAGTATCTTTGTAAATCCTACTTCCAAAGAATATGATCTAATAAGATACCGAGAGACTTCCCCTGTTCCCCCTGTCGAGAGAGATACATTCCGTGACCAAATCCATGTCGGCTTGGCTTTCCTCAACTGTAGAACAGAGCCTACCACAAAGAGCGATAGGCTAGGCTTTCTGTCCGAGGGTTACTACAACGTATATGAGGATGCCGAGTCCGAGGGTTACACATGGTATCGCATCGCAACCGACAGATGGTGTGCAGGTGTGGACGGTGTCGAGTTCCTCAAAGGCAAAGGTGTAGTGACATACAAAGTGACATTCCCCTATGTCACTTATGGTGACCTTGTGAAACTCCAAGAGGTAGCAACCGAGAGCCAACTCCGTATCATCATCGAAGAGAAC